TTAGGTGCCAGGGCGCTGCGTCTGCTCGCAGCGTACCTGTATCAGTTGGTTGTCTGCCGCAGTGTTGCCTAGCTTCAGCGCACTCAGGCATCCTCCCCAAACGCAGCCCGTATCCAGCGACAGCACGTCGCTGCGGTCCAGCCAGCCCAACGTGGACCAGTGGCCAAAAGCAACCGTGGTGTTTGCTGTGCGCCGTCCTGGCACGTCAAACCAGGGCATATAGCCAGCTGGCGCTCCGCCTGCACCTTCTTTGCTTTCAAATTCCATTTGGCCCTCGGCCGAACAAAAACGCAGCCGTGTGAGCGCATTTACGATGACGCGCAATCGGTCCACGCCTTGCAGGTCGTCGTTCCACTGGGCCGGCGTGTTGCCATACATCTGACCTAAAAATGTCACCAACTCCGGGCCTCGTAAAACGGCTTCCACTTCGGCGGCCAAAGCCAGGGTTTGGTCTGCGCTCCATCCAGGTAGCACGCCGGCGTGCACCATCAGGATTTCTTGTCCTTGCAGGCGCTCCAGCATCGCGAGGCGCTGATGGCGTACCCAGTCGAGCAACGCGGGTCTGTCTGGCGCTTCAAGAATGCCCTGCAGGGTATCCTGGCGATGGGCAGGGCGTATACCGTATGCTGCGGCCAGCAAATGCAGATCATGGTTCCCCAGCAGGCAGCGTGCGGCATCGCCGTAGCCCATCAAGCGCCGTAGCACCTGGGCCGAGGCGGGGCCTCGGTTCACCAGATCGCCCAGCAGGTAAAGGGTATCGCGGCTGGGGGAGAAATCCAGCCTGTCCAGCAAGCGTTGCAACGGGGCATCGCAGCCCTGGATGTCGCCAATCAAGTAACGTGCCACGCCTGCTTTCCAGCTTTTTTCAATAGCTCCACCCAGTAGGTTTTTTCTTCTTCTGGCGTCTTTTCGTACGTCAGATTGACTGCCGCCATTACGTCTAGCGGCGGCATGTCTGCGCCGTCGGCAAGTCGCGCAATCAGGATTTGCGGCAGCTGGCTTTTGCCTTTGATGTAGCCAGAAAACGCTTGTGGCTTTACATGAAGTTTTGCAGCCACTTCGTTGTCATATTTCATGCCTTGGCGGGCTTTATATGTATTGATGATATGCATTAGAGCATTCATAACAAATGTGTCCTTAAAAGTTGCAGTTTTAACAATAAAATACATGAAACGTGTATTTAAGTGTCCTCATGCATTGTTTCTACACGATTTGATTATCCGCCTTTTTCTTGGAGCCACCCATGACCACAAGTTACGCAGTCTCCCCAGTCGTGAAGGCGTCCGCTCTGTTGGTGGCTCAACCAGCGGATTCCGGGCTGGGGGTCTGCACCATGACCGGTTCATCTTTGGATTGGTTGCTGTTTTTCGTCGGCTGCGCGCTTGCTCTGGTGCTTTGCTGTCTCCTGGCATTGTGCATATTCCATCTGACTGTGATGCCCTTTGTGCGTCGCCGTAGCGCGTCTACGGTCATCGTCCGTCCCTCCTGAGGTGCAAGCCATGACCCTCCAAGTCCAATTGCTCCCCCGCCCAGGCCGCCCCGTAAAGCACGCCAGCCCCGCAGCCCGCAAAGCCGCCTGCCTAGCCAACAAAGCCCGTATCGACTACCAAGACGACCCCGCAATCGTCGCCACCATCGAAGACATTGCCACCCAACTGGACCGCACTAAGCAAGACGTAATGCGCTCCCTGGTCCGTTTCGCCCTCACAAACCGCAACTGGAAACAGCTAGGCCTCATGGGCGCAAAGGGCCTGCAATGACCCGCGCCGCAGCCCGGTGCGCGGATGGCACGCGGCAACAAGCGCAGCGCCGTGCCGTCACGTCAGCCACCGACCACCCAAGCCGCGAAAGCACCGCTCAGCCGTGCCTCTTTCCGTCGCGTGATACGGATCACACCTCGAGCGCCGCCGATCCTGCGCGCCATGTAAGCAAGGCTGTTTCCTCTCTGTCAGGACCGACCATGACCAACGAAGAAAAGCAAGACCTAAAGCGCCGCGCCGCGCTCCTTCTCAAAGGCCCAGTGCCCGTGCAAGCCGCCAGCGGCACGGCCTTGCAAGGCCACCTCTACCGCGAAGACTGCGTCACCGTAGCCGCCTATCTCCGGCGCGGCGTCGGCGCTGACAAGGCGCGCCTTGCGGTGTTGCGCATGGAAGGCCTGCGCGGCGCTGCGGCCATTGCGGAGACGCGTAGCGGCCCGCTGGCCGCAGCTCCGGCAATCGATACCCCCTCGAGTAACACGGGGGTAAACGAAGTTAGCGGCAGTGGTCGCGGTCTGGAACGTGGTTACGCCCGCGCTGCAGCCCGTATTTCCTCCTTGGCTTTGATTTGGAACTGACGCCATGACCCCAGAAGAAAAGCTCGTTGTAGAAGGCGGCAAGGTCAAGATACTGACCCAGGCTCGCCAGCTGGATGCGGCCCACGAATCGGGCGTTATCGTGGACTACCTGCGCTTCACGATCAAGCGCAGTTCTATCCCCGATTCCCGTGGCATTCCGCCAGATACCGACAACCAAAATCTGGCGCGCCTCCTGGCAATGCAATTTGCCTCGCTGCTCGGCTTCTTCTTGGGTGCTGATCGTCCTGGCCGTGACTATTACGAATTCACCACCACCATAGAAAACGAGTTTGGCCACGAAATCGGTAGTGTCTCAGCCGGTGGTGATGGTCAGCGCGAAACCATCTGCTTCACCCTCAAAGGGGAGGGCTGCACACACGCTAGGCAGGGTTGGGAAAAGCGGGTGCATGCTGCCTTTGGTGAATACCTTCCAAAGATAACCCGCATCGATCTGGCCCGCGATTTCTACGACGGCGAAGTCTGCATAGAGGAAGTGGTGGGGGCCTACAAAGACCACGCTTTCAGCTATCAAAAGCGCTTGCCTTCATACACCCAGTATGGCTGCTGGACCGATATGCGCGGCCCTCAAAACAGCCGCACCTTTCAAATTGGTAAACGTGAATCCGGTAAGTTGTTTCGCGCCTATGAGAAGGGCCACCAATTCAAGATCATGGACAGCAAATGGCTTCGCTGCGAAGTCGAATTGCGTTCCGTCAACCGCGTCATCCCCTGGGAGGCGGTCCTACGCACTGGCGAGTATTTCGCCGGGGCTTACGAGTTTTGCACCTGGGTTAGCCAGCACGAAATAGCCGTCAAGGTTCCAACGCAGGTTAAGACTGCAGAACACGGCGTGCAAGCCTGCGTGAATTGGCTACGTCGCGTAGTGGCTCCCACCCTGGTGCAGGTCGCATCTGCGCTTCCAAATTTCGATTGGCTGGAAGACCTTGTTGTCGCTGAGTGCCACCGCAAGATGCCCCGCGCTCTGCGTGGCTTCAACCACCACACCATCACGCAAGGTCTGGAAAAGGCCTTTCGCACTGTCCACCAATCCGCACTAAATGCCAGCGTACCGGCCGCTGCCATCGCTTGATCTTTGCCGGCTTAACCAACTGAAAGACTGAAAAATGAAATTCACTACACAACTGCAAGTGATCGGCATGAAGGCATCCAAGGGCACCTTGGAAAACGGCAATGCATACGACTCCACCAAGGTCTATTCCTTGGTCGATCTGGATGCATCCAAGGGCACCGCAAAGGGTGCTTCTGCCGTGGAATACAACTTCGGTACAAGCGAAGAATTCAAAAAGTTCGAAGCCTATCCATTCCCCTTTGCTGCGACTGCAGAGCTGGAAATCACCACCAACGGCAAGACGCAAAAAACGGTTCTGCTGTCGCTCAAGCCTGCAAGCGCGACAAGCGCAAAAGCAGCTTAAAGCACCCCAGGCATTCACGCTGCACAAGCGCGATTCGTTCCCGGAAATAGCTATGCACATCACACCACGTTACTACGTCCAAAGCACGGAGGACCACACGTTCCTGCGTGCCGATGGGGAAGGCGGTGTGGACTACGCACCGCTGATCGTGAATGCAACGCCGTTCACCACGCCGGAAGCTGCAGCGGATGCAGTGCAAGACCATTGCGGCGGTGAAGGCGTTGTGTTTCGTTGCTATCAGATGGAGTCTTGATCTGTCATGGCCACCTGCACCTCCGGTCAGCTCCCGTACCACGTCGACTATTCCGGCGCGAATTTCGACGGCAATACGCCTGCGGAGGCATGCCAAAAAAACGGCATCGCCTACAACGGTTACTACGCTGTTCTGAACAACGGCACGTATTGCGAAGTGGGCTGGTCTGGCTCCGGTGATGGCCACAACATCATCCACCAATGTGACGCCGCAGTGACCGACACCACTACGCCTGATCCTTCCACCACGGTCACGTGCACCAGCGCTTGCACCATCACCGTGGTCCATGAATTAAGTCTCCCTCCGCTGCAGCTATCGCCTGCGGATGGGGCAGCCATTGCAAGTGCCGTCCTTGCAGTCTGGGCGCTTGGCTGGGGAATCCGCCAAGTCATACGCGTCCTGAAATCTGACGGTGATTCAACCTCTGAAAGTGAAACATGAACGCTATCAAAAAGAACCTGCGCCCCGTTGCGCGCCTCGTGGCTCCTGCCGTTGCTGCAGCTGCCGTTGTTGCCACCTCTGCAGCCAATGCTGCCGGTACGGCTGTGGATGTGACCGACACCGTGACGACCATCGGTTCTCAGCTCGTGCCCATTGGTTTGGTCGGTGTCGCCGTGCTCGGCGTGGTCGTGGCCGTCAAGGCCTTTAAGTGGGTCCGCGCAGCGCTGAGCTGATCGGCTGACTGTTCCCGGTGGTGCACCGCCGGGGGCTTTGTTTAAGCGTCCGTGTGGGTGCTTAAACAAGGGGTATCTATGGGGCTGTTCGTGATCGTTGCAATTTTGGGGGCCGCGTGGCTAATTTTCTCCGCCTGATCGTTGCCGCGATTCTGTTTGCGCTCGGCTCTGCCGCCTGGGCTTTGGACAGCTGCGCCGCTGTCGAAGCTGCGCTCAATACGCAAGGTGCCAAGATCGTCAGTGACGGTGAAGCGTCTACGGCTTGGTGCATCCAGGCCTACCCCGGCCAGAGCGACAACAACTGCGCCATCTTGGGTAGCAACGCCTATTCCATTGATGCCAAGACAGAAAACGGCGTGTTGTACCGTCGTATTCACCATACCTGGCTACACATCCACGGTGTCCCTGCGGAGGACTTCACCGACTGGGTCGGTTGCAGCAGCTCCTGCCAGCAGGGCTCCACCTTTGGCTTTACGTCCACCATTGGCTGGGCGCGTTACTCCTCCGGCACCGGTGGCACCTATGCCGTGGAAGGTGGTGGTAGCGCTACCGTGGTTGGCACTTTGGGTGCGTTACCCGCCACCGTGTGCCAGTCTGGCTGTGTTGGCAATCAGGTCAGTTGGCAAGGCAATTTAGCAATGGACACCGTGCAAAACGGCTTCAATGCGGTCGTGGCCATCGGCCAATATTCGCAGACCGGTGATAGCTGCTCCACCCCCACAGCGTCGTCGAATGCGCCGCCTCCCACATGTGATGGTTCAGTGGGTACGGTGAATGGGCATTCAACCTGTGTATCTGGTTCCGGTGCAGGCACTGGCACAGGCACCGGCACTGGCACCGGGACTGGAACTGGAACTGGTACTGGCACTGGCACTGGCACTGGCACTGGCACTGGCACTGGCACCGGGACTGGCACCGGGACTGGAACTGGCACTGGAACTGGAACTGGAACTGGAACTGGAACTGGAACTGGAACTGGAACTGGAACTGGAACTGGAACTGGCACTGGCACTGGCACTGGCACTGGCACTGGCACTGGCACTGGCACTGGTACTGGTACTGGTACTGGTACTGGTACTGGTACTGGTACTGGTTCGGGCACCGGCACCGGCACCGGCACCGGCACCGGTAGTGGTTCGGGTTCTGGCAGTGGGTCGGGTTCTGGCTCTGGTAGTGGCTCGGGCTCCGGTAGCGGGTCGGGCTCCGGCTCTGGCTCTGGCTCTGGCTCTGGCGGTGGTTCTGGTGGCTCTGGTACCGGTACGCAGGATTCTTTCGGTGGTTCTTGCTCTGGCGGCTTCTCCTGCGATGGCGACGCCATCCAGTGCGCCATAGCCCAGGAGCAACACACGCGCGATTGCGAGCTGTACACCCTCAAGGAAGGTGATGGGGCCGTCTATGACGCGTCCAAAGACAAAGAGGGCGACCAGACCAAAGACCTGCCCGGGAATAGCTCGGTGGACCTGGGCAGCTCGATAGACAGTAGTGACGCTTTCGGCGGTGGTGCGCAGTGCATCCAAGACGTGAATATCACCGTCATGGGCAAGTCTGTTGCCCTGCCGTTTTCTACCGTCTGCCCCGGCCTTGCGATGCTGGGCAATGTGCTGGTAGCCGTCTCTTTCCTTCTTGCTTTCCGCATCGTTACTAGGGGCTAGCTATGGCTTTATTTCTGCGTGCTTTGGGCGGCTTGCTGCTGTCCTTGTTAGGCAATGCCGTTTATCGAATCTTGGTGGCGCTGGGTATTGGTGTGGTGACCTACACCGGTATGCAGCCGCTCCTGTCGGGACTCAAAAACAGTGCTCTGCAGTCCTTCCATGATCTGCCACCTGCTGTGTTCGGCATGCTTGCGTATATGAAGGTGGGCATCGCGTTTTCTATCGTGACGTCGGCCATCGTTGCACGGATGACCCTCCAAGGTCTGACCAGCGATACGGTCAAACGTTGGGTGAAGAAGTAAATGCTGTACCTCGTCACGGGCGCTAACGGTGCAGGCAAGACACTTAACACCCTCAAGTGGTGCCGTGAGCTGCAACTCAAGGAAAGCCGCCCGGTTTGCTACAACGGGCGTTTCGACATGGTGGCCGATTTCGGTTGGAAGAAGATTGACGCCAAGGACTGGCAAGCGGAGCCGGACGGCACCATTTTTCTGTTCGATGAATGCCACAACGATTTTCCGGTGCGTGGCACCAGTGCAGCGGTCCCTGCGCATGTGCAGGCCTTGGGTGAACAC